CGTGTCTTGATGGAGCGGACTTCACGCTTCCTGGATATACGGACAAGACCGTGTTTGCTAAAAGTGAGGTTCATTTGAAAAGTGACGGAGGACAGCCACGCGTTGTCTACCAGGGAGGAGACATGTACAATCTTGTAATGGGCTCCGTTGTCTATTATTTGTCTCGCCGTATTGCGGAGGAACTATCCAGGACTAACCCCAAGAACAAGGGTAATGAAGTCATTTACTGTGTAGGTATGACCGCAGACGAGATAGCAGATATAGTACATCATACCCCGGGCAATGTCTTCGAGAATGACTTCAGGAATAACGACGGAACACAACCCGCCGCTGTTCGCAAGTGGGAAGCCATGTTTTATTATAAACTTGGCGCGCCAAAGTGGTTTGTTAGGGAGTTTGCCTCCAACACCAGCGTTAGGATATTCACGCGTTATGGTGTTAAGGGTCGAGTGAAGGGACAACGCTGGAGTGGTGAGGTTACAACCACCACCGGCAATGGCTATGTTAACGCATGCACTTCACTCGCGGCATTGGAGCTTGCTGGCATTAGCAAAAGTACAACTTTGGTTTACGGGGACGATGGATTGACGTACACTTCACAGGACCGCTCGGGTATTGAACGAGCCTTTGAGGAAGTGGCGGCGGGATCTGGCATGAAGACGGAAGGGAAAATCTACAATGAGAGAGAAAAAGCGACGTTCTTGCGCAAGCGCTTTGTGCCTAGCTTCAAGAAAACGTTCCCCGTACCATCCTTTGGACGTGTGGTGAGCAAGTTGCCGATTCGTTGCAATAACAACAAAGCGGTATCTGATGAGCAGTACATGGCTGGCAAATTGTTGTCAGCCGCGTACGAGCATCGCCACGTGTACAGAGTTAGGGACCTCCTGCTGCAAACAGCCGAGCAGTTAAGTGACACGCCTTATTTGGATTTCAGAAATCAGGCGTGTGCCTATAAATACACTGCAGCTGAGCTTAAGGAGATGACGGTGAACGCTGATGTTGTTGCGCCGGATTGCTTTAATACGTTCTTGCAGACGGTCTATGGTATTGACGATGACGGCCTTTATGACTGTTACGCGTCAGTCTGTGATGGTATACTCGGGTTTCAACGAGTAAACCGCCATAGCTCCGGGGGCAAAAACAAGCCTCCTGCATTGGCCCCGAAATTGCCACGGGCATTGTGGGACACAAAGTTCGAATCCATCGTCTCTGTTGATGTCTCTCTGTAGTGGGTTGTGTGACGGTCCATGGTGGTTTTTGGATGTTTCCACCATGTAAAAATAATAAATATCTGATCATCCAGTCAAGTGATAAA